TTACTTTGTCATGTATAAATGCAAAGTAGTAATCACCATCATAGATAGGATAACTTAAAGATAACCATGAATTCTTTAATGCACTATTGTTATAGTAGTGAGTATCTTTATCGTTCTTCTCTATCCACTCTTGTTCTTTTTTGTCAATACCAATCTTCTTTGCGAAGACTTTGAGTGGCATTTCTTTTGACATTCTTGCCATGATTTACCTCGGCATACCTTTTGCTACTCTACCTTTTCGCATCTTCTTCATGATGCCTCTTTCTACGTTCTCATCGACTGGTGCGTACTTCTCGCCATCTTCCCACATTGCTCTATATGAGTCCATAACATTCATTTGTTTTTTAATTTGAGTGGGTGTTAATGCTTTCGTTCTGAAATCTCTCATACCTTTTGGCATTCTTTCACCTTCAAAACCTTTGTGTGGGTGTTGTGAAAATCCTAATGCTTTGTATGGATTTTTCTTTGCTTTGTCCACATTATCAAACTCTTCAGATTTCATCTCTCCGATTTCTTGTTGTACTGCTTTTAGTCCTTTTTTACCAATTGCTTTATCGACACCTAAACTTCTTACTGCGTAAGCAATTAGTTTATTATCTGGTCCAGTCATGATAACATCTCTGCCACCTCTTGGATCAGAACCGACTTGCTTAACTTTGATACCAGCAGGGTCTTTACCTGTAAACATAGATACATGTAATTTACCCTCTTCGATAGTACTTTCTGTATGAATATAATTTGGTTTCAACATCTGTTTTGCTTTCTTTCTATCATGATATTTTAATACATGTTTTTTACCTTTGTCATCTTGAACAAGATAACCTGTATTTGTTCTTTGTAAGATTTTACCAAATTGTTTATTGCCCTTCTCGTCATAAAAATCTAACTCTAGACCAACTCTCGCACTTCTAGATGTCTCTGTGCCCATGCCATATTTTGCAAGTTTTCTGTAGTTTTCAGATAACTCTTCATGTGCAGAAGTCATATCAAGTCCTTTAATCTTTCCTGCTAATGCTGATTGCATTTTATGAAGTTGATTTGTATCACCAGTAAAAGTGATTCCTCCACCACCTTGACGTTTTACACTAATACCTTTAAATTTTTTCATTGCATTTTGGGCAAGTTTAACATTCTTGTCGCCTCTAACTTTCAATACAAGATCAAGTTTTTCGTTCATTGCTTCTTTTTCTCTTGCTTGTTTTGCCTTCAACTTCTCCATGTCTTGAGTATGTTTGAGATTGAGTTTTGCTTTTGCTTCAGCATCTTCATTCTTAGGTTTTTCACCCTTTTCTTTTTTAGATATTGCTATAGCGGCCTGTTGAGCAGGTGATACTGCTTCTTGGACTTCTTCGTTTGCATAAGATAATGCTTGTTGTACTTCTTTTGATCTTAGAACTTTATCACCGTAAAACTTCTTGATTTCTTTAGATGCGACATCATATGCACCACCTAAATCAAGAGCAACTTCTACTGCTTTTTTAATATTAGCATCTTTGACTTTGTTTCGTCTGAAGTATGTTGATGTTTCACGACCAGTAAGTTTACTTCTTCCGTATGGGCCAAGGGGATTGACCTTACCATCTTTATCTAAGATGTTCTTTGCTTCTTGAAATAAGTTCATGTTACTTACCTGCGTGTTTTTTTAGATGTTTATCTATCTCTGCTTTTTTCTTTAAGAATTCTGGTGAACCGTGCTTATGTTTCATCATGTCGTTCATCATATCGATAAACTTCAAAGTACGTGGTTCTAGTTTCATTTTAGCGGCCATCAATTCTGATAGATCAAAGTACTCTTTCATTGCTTGAACGTTTTTCTTTTCGTCTTCTTTTTCTTTGTCTAGTTCTTTGATTTCTTTTTTCTTGTTGTCGTGTTCCATATCTTCAACTTCTTTGACTTGATATGTTTCTCCACCAACTTCGAATTCTTTATCGCCATTTTTCTTGGCCATTTTCATTGCGGCAATAAACTTATTACCTTCTTTCTTCATTGATTTTGCGATTGCATCTCTACGTTTAGCAAGATATTCATCAGAATCATCGACATCGCCATCGTTGTCTACATCTGAATCTCTCTTACCAACTGGATCTAGTTTCTTGCCTTCGAGCATTGCCATAGAATCCTCGATAAGTTTTTTTGTTAGTTCGTCTATCATTACTTCAATTCCCCTTTCTCAAAGTATTCGAATAATTTACCCTTTCCTTCGTTTGTTAATCTTAATGATTTTGCTAATCTGCCTAGCATGTTTCTTTCTGCGAGTTTTTCTATAGAGAGAGTTGGTTCTTCGACTTCAACTTCTTCCATTGCAGGTAATTCACCCATTTTCTTGGCCATTCTTTCGAACCCCTTAGGATTATCTTTCTGCATTTTTTGTAGAACTTTTACAGAAGTCATGTTTAAAAGATTTGCTATACCCATGGTTGCTTTCTTATCTTTTAGTCTGAATGCTTTCTGTATCATTGCCTCACTTTCATCTAAATTAAGTGGTTCTTCTACAAACTCATTATTTAATAGTTCTTCAATCTCTTCAACGACTGCTTCATCGTTAGATTGCACAATCTCCTCTACTGTTTCTTCTACAGTTTCTTTAGGTTTTTCTTCTTTTATGAAAGAACGTACCTGTTCTAGAGATTCTTGCCAACTTTCTTTTTTAATACTCATAGTAGTTATTTATAATTCTTTAATTCTAATTAATAGGTCTCCATCACCTTTTATTAGTCGGTGATATAATCCCTTATGTATATAGACATCTGTTCCTGGTAGTAATTCTTGTGGAAGTTTATCATCTTTCTGTAACTTCCAACCTTTTCCACTTAAAATGTGTACTTGACGAGACTCTCGATCTCTATGCCAGACTAGATCATCACTGTTTACGTCTGAAGAAAATGTGCGATAGATATAAGTAATACCAGTTCCACACTGTTCTTCTCTTCTCTCTACATATGGTTTAGGTGTGTTCACTCGATTACGCCTAAAGTCCAATTCTCTGCTACACTTTCTGCATAACTAAGAGATTTATCATGAACTTGTCGTGTTTCGACTAGTGTTTCGCCTTGATACAAATCAACTTCGTACCCAAATGCTGATAGATTTATTTTTGCGGTTCTATCTGAACCCATGTATTCACTCAAAATTTCCATAATTTACTCCTTAACTTACCAGAAAAAAGAACCACCACCAGATAGTCCTAATTGTTTCGCATAATAAGGGAGTCTACATGACCAATATGATGGTTTAGTTTTATCGTTTGCAGTATCACAATTATGTCGAGCAACATATGATGCCCTATTTTTTGTGTCGTCAAACTTAACACTTAAACCACTTGTATCGCCAAATGACACCTTCTTAATACTGTCTCCGTCTTTTACAAAGACGTAAAACTTCTTAGGTCCACCTCGTTTTGGTTTGTTTAGTTCTTTCTTTTCTTCTTCTGATATGTTCATCATTGGACAGTCTAATGGTACGAGTTCATTTTCATATATCTCGTACTCTCCTAAGTCTGTCTCTAAAATGTTTTTATCTACTTCAGTAAGTCTGTATCTACCTTCTAATTGTAGTCTTCTTGCTTCTTTGATAATTTCAAAGTACATCATCGATCCTAATCTGAACGGATTATCTAAAAGATTAGTTCTATTTTCTTGCATCTCTGCAAGTGTTTCATCGATTGCTACTTCTTTAAATGTTTTCATCTTAACTTACTTTGGCCGCTAAGTCCTTGTCTGCTCCACCCCAGGTGCCTTTTGATTTTGTTACAAAAGAATTTACTCTTGCCAATCCCCACTGTTGTGGATTAGTTCCTGGTCTGTGTCCTGTTCTCCAAGCGGCAACACCTCTTTTAAATACTTGTTTTAGTATACCAAGTGGCATTCCTGTTTTGTCTGCTTTCTTTTGAAGTGCTTTATCATTCTCTTCTAAGTCAATCTCTTCTGGCATTTCTTCTACTGCTTCTTTGAGATGTACATCAAACTCTTCGTTATAAGGGAATCCCTTAAGTGGATTATCAAATACTTGAGAAAATTGTTTCTTAGTATTCTCTTTCTTTTCCTTTTGTGCATCTTTGATATGTTTATCTACTGCTTGTCCTGGTGTATCTGCTTTGTAAGAAGCACAAATTGATTCTGTACCAATCTCTAATACGCCATTATCTGATTTATTTCCGTTCTTCATTTTTTCTCCTTAGAATCTAGATAAGCGGCAATTGCCATCTGTCTTATTTTCTTTGCTGACTTATTTTTAAATTGAGGGGCGTCAGACTTTTTAAAATCATCTACATAATCACCCGCATCTGAGTCTTTGTCTAAATCTTCACCTCTTGCACGTTTGAAATCTCCTGGTTTTGGTGCTCCCTTCTCACCAGGTTTTCTCATTTTCTCTCCACGTTTTCTTTTATTATGTATATTTGCCCATAGAGATTCGTCCAGATCTGGCATTGTATCTTCGCCTTGATCTGACATTACAAGTGTTGATAGTTGTTGTATGATTGTCATTAGTGTTGGTTGAGGCATATTAGATAATACTTCTAATTCTTTTTTTGTTATGCCCTTGATTGATTTTAGTTTCTTTTTGATGTCTGCTTTTTCTACGAAGTGAAGTCCTGTACTGCCTTCTTCCATATTATCACCAAATTTTAAGAATAGTTTATTCTTTTGTTGCATCTTATCAGTAACTTTCATATTTACAATTCTACCAAGATCATTCATCAATTTAATTCCTGATTCTTCACTTTTCTGATATCTTTTACCAACTTCTTTCTTGATCTGATTTGTCATGACATCTAAAATTTCTCTGAAGTTTGCTACTAGTTTACCTTCTTCTATATTTTCTTCGCCAAACATTTTGTCGAACTTCTTAGTATGCTTTGATGGTTTAGTTTTTGCATTCGCATCTCCAGGTGCTGGTTTGTATGCCGCTGGATTATCATCGTCCATTTTTGCACCCTTTTTAAAATGTGCATCTCTTTTGTCTTTAGTAGATTTCTTCAGACCTTTATAATACACGTCAGGTTGAGTCCCTTTTTTATCTTTGATATCAGGATCTTGTTTGACTTTGTCTCTTTGCTTTTCGAGAATGTGATATATTATATTCATATTTCTATTTATGACTTTTTCGCCTGTAATTCTGCCTGTTTCCAAGCAATTGCTTTATCATTACCTGGAAAAGCAGTTGACCATGACAACAACTTACCAAATAACTTATCTGTTTTTGATTCTAATGATTTGAGATCATCATCGTTTCTTATCTCAACGAAGTTTTTACCAAAGATTGATCTATATGTTTTGACATTTTTCTGTGCGGCATCCCAATCATTCTTGACTATTTCTGGTGGTAGTTTTCTTGCTCTTTTGGCATTTCTTGCTTGAGCATTTTCTAATGATGCATTGACATATACCATTTTGTACTCATAACCTAATGCATCTAACATTTTCTTATATGATTTAATTTTTGTATCTTTTGCTGAAGTTGTATCGAAGATCATACCAAGACGTCCCATGATATAATTTTCCATTGCTTTACCAGTTAATGCTTTTGCTTTTGCTCTGATAGGGTCTCTGACTACTGCATCTAGATTTCTAAGATCAAGAGACAAACCTGCTTTCTTTAGACCATTCTCAAATGCTCTATCAGTGTTTACCATTTTGAGTCCAAGTGCTGTTAATCCCAATCTGTTTACAACTGTTGATTTACCACTTCCTGGACCACCTGCTAAGAATACTGCTTTAAATATACCAGGATCATATACGCCTTCTGTAATTAAATCTTCGATCATGTATAAAGGCAATGTTGCTTCTGCAATACCCATACCTTTACGAACTGCTTTGTATAGTCCTTCTTTATCTTTCTTGTTTCTTGATGGTACACCTGATGCAAATTCTTTAAAATTATCTGTCTCTGCATAGTGTCTCATTTTAGATGCTGACATTCCTGAAACGTCATCGGCATCAGGGTCACGTTCACCTGCAGAAATAATATTGATCTTCTCGAAATCATAGAAACCATGTCGTGCTTTTACGCCATTATATTTTGTTAGTAAATTTTCGAACTCTTTAACTCTGTCTGATCCTACGATCATGTTTACGTGAGTATATTCTTTATCATGCAATGTATTTGCTATGTCAAAAACTGTTCTAGCATTGGCATCTGGTACACCAACTTTCTTAGAAAAGAACTTTCTGAGATATTTAATTTTGTCTTTATGTGAGAGTGGATTCTTTTTTGAATCGTTTGAGTGTGATGTAAAAAGTAACTTATCGCCAGGACTCTTTGCCAGTTTACCAACTAGTTTAGCATGTCCCGTTGTTGGTGGATTAAATCTACCAAATGTAAATGTTACTTCTTTCATTCTTCCTCTTCTTCTGGTTCACAAAGATTGTCTTTAAATCCTATATCTAATATGCATTCATCTATCTCTTCTGTTGGGTCGTCTTCTGGACGGACCACATGATCACATAATCGACAATAGACAACCTTCATTACTTGTCCCAGTCTTTTGCTACTGTAAAGTTATTTAGTGAGAATTCCATACGATCTACCAGTTTTACTGCTTTACCATCGTTATCGATTGCTACGTATCCTTCTGGATTTACTACTTTATAACCTGTACTTGTTTTTGTAAATGTACCTATACTTTTCACTCTGTTAAGAGCAGTTATTATAATTTGTTTAGACTCTATCATTTGTGTCTGAAACTCTGTTAATGCTTTGAAGAACTTCTTCAGTCTTCTAATCTCTGCCAATAATTGTTGTTTGATTTCAAATTTGATTGCTTTAGTTTTTTCCATCTTAACTTTTGCTATGATCTTAGTTTCAAAATACTTATCTACGTACTTGAGATAATCTTCATATGATGGATCAAACTTACCTGATCTAATCTTTGAGTTTACATATGTTTTATACGAGGCACCTGATGCTGATTTACCAGCAAAAGTGGCCATTATTTGTCGCATACGATTTAGATCGTTCTTTGTAATCTTTCTGAATGTCTTTCCTAACTGAGATAGACTGTTTGATAATGCTACTGATTCTTTAGCAGTCATAGTACTATTACCAGATACATCTTTGTATGATGCATCGTCCATCCATACAGAAGTAGAATGACCAAGTGAACTTGTATCTGCACCAAAACTTGCAGATAAATCTTCGATAGTTGGACCCGTATATGTTGTATGCCATACTATGCCGATATCTGCTGAGTCAATTGCATTTGCTAATGGTGATCCGACTACGGCGGCATACTTGATTGTGTTTGGTTGAAATGTAATGTAATCTAAATTACCAACTGTTTCAGTCTTCTTATCGCCACTTGTAAACATTAGATCACCCTGTAGTATCTTATCACCCCAGGACAATTTAGAGAAATGTTTGAATGCTTCTAAGAATTTTTCTTTTAATGTTGATCCAAGATCTGGAGAGTTTTTGATCTCTGATTCTGAAGTATAGAACAATGGTGTTTTATTGAATAGTGATTTCTTTGCGACAAAGAATCTGCCGTCTTCTGGGTGTTTACCACACCATATTGCTGGTGCTCCGTCCCACTTTACTGTCATGTTGACACGACCTTTAGAATTGCCCTTGAGCATATTTCTAAGTTCTAATAAAAAGAATATTGATGAACGTCCACCCTTAATACCATTGTTAATGATTTCGTCTTCTAGATGTTCTAAATGTAAATTTTTTACGCCCATAATAATGGTCTAGTGTTAAACTTCAGGTGGTGGATCACCGACTGGAGCATCAGCATCAGCATCAGTAATACCAAGGGCAATTTGTGCATCGTAATGATCAATTTTTGCTTGAAACCCATCTATAATCGTTTGTAATCTAGCACAATACTCTGCTTCTGTTTCGCCACCATCTAGTTCATGACCATCATTTTGAAATGCTTGCCAACATTCAAATTTCCAACCTGAATCAACACTAGGATTGTTACTTCTCCAATCAGAATAAAGAGCGGCCATACCACCCGTACCAGTAAAAAGTATTGTATCAGTTGGATTGCTTGGATCATACACTTCGAATGTGTTAGAATTGACACCAGCAACTGCATCGATCTGTCTCTGTGTTACCTTTATTTCTGCTTGTATTTCTGCTTTTAAGTCTGCATATGTGGCCATAGTTTTCTCCGTATAGTACTATTTAGTTTTTCGATAACGGCCTGGAGTGTAGTTCATCATTTAATTGATCTATTTTTAATGATACAACTTCTGCCTTTTTACTATCACCAGAAGACTTGAACTCTTTTAACTTACGTTTGAGTTTCACCTTCTTCTGAATGATATCAATCACCTCTGTACTCTTAAAATTCTTAGTCATAATATTAGTAGTATTTATATCACCTTTTAAGGGTTATAAACTTACGTCTAGATTTCATAAACTGTTTCATAGGACTCTTGAACATAATCTCTTCTTTTGTCCCTGTCTTTATATAACCCGCAAGGTGTCCTGCATCGTTAACGATGTAAGTGTGATTAGGTACTGATACTTTAGAATCAGACCAATCAGTTATTTCTTTTAAATATTTCATCAAAAGTCTCCGTCTGCAACTTGAACTACAGTAAAACCTTTTGCTCTCCACATGTCGACAACTTTGTTTCTGTCGTCAAAGATCAAATCGATCTTACCACCCATCTCTACAAACTTGTCTGCCAAGTCTGATTTGAATTCTGCATCACATCTGAAATCGCCATCAGGTCTCAAGAAAATCCCTTTGTGATCTTCACCAATCCAATCCATGATCTGCTTTTCAGTGATGTCTCTTTCTGACTCGTTTCTTGCTGAGAAGAATGCAACATCATCGCCTTGAGCAATGAATCTTTGTGCGATATCACAAACCCAATCAACTCTTTTGTCGAATTGAGTATGCTCTCTAAAAGACTTCCAATCTTTCTGATCACCAGACACAAAATGTCGTCTGTGTTCTACATCAGCAATAGTGCCGTCTACATCAAATATTATACATTTTTTCATTACTTTACTTCCCATTCGTTGAGACTACCAAATGGCGACTCAACTAATTTTACAACTTGACATCTATTGTCAAATCGTTTTTGTTGTTCATCACAGATTGCCTGAGCAACTGCTTTTGCTTCTTCATCACTCTCACACCACAAGTTAAGTGAAAGTTCTACTCTGTATCTATTCTCGTTATTCATTAGTGAAAATCCCTCCATTCATTGTTAATTCTAATACTATTGATCATCATTTTACCGATTGGATTTATCAATCCGTATTCTGGTAATTTTGAACACATTAAATCCCAATCATCGCCATCACCCAGTGCGAGTTCATTCAACTCCGCTGGTATACTGAATTCACATGGAAACTTATCCCAATCTTCACTTGGAACACCATCATGAATTCGAAAACCTTTAATTCTTATTTCATCTTTCATACTAGTAGTATAGCAAAAAGTGAGGGTCACTGTCAATGGTTTTGGGAAGTTATTTTTGAAAAAAAGGAGGGGTGGGATTCACACAATATCGTGTAATAAAAATGTGGATTTTGTGATACTTATCCCGTGTCCCTCTCCCGAGTCTTGCGACCCTAAACTTTAAAATCTGAGAACTTTTTGTTTCTGTCCATGACAGGTGTATCATCATTCAAATCTACACTGTCCACTAGTTCTTCTTGTGCCTCTTGTTCGACATCATAGAACTTCATTCTCGATCTATCTACACCGATGACAAATCTCTTGAATATTGTCGGATCGTTGTATCTGTTTTTTAACTGTTTTACGACCATCTGATCTAGTTCTTCTAGTTCATCAGATGTGATTAGTGCAAACATTAAATCAGCAGTTGCTGGTAAACCAAAGGACTCTGAAGTATCTTCGAGACCGATATCTGTTGAACCATAACCTGATCTGGTCGTTTGTGTCGCACTAATTATTGGCAAGTCATATTCAACTGCAAGACCACGAAGTTCTTCTGCAATACTCTTGACTAATGTATAAGAGTTTGCACCAGCACCTGGTCTGATACGATAACTTGCACAAATGTTTAGATAGTCAATGAAGACCATATCTGGACGAAAGTCTTTCTTGATATCTAACTCTTGTAATAAATGTCTGAAATGCCCTACGTGTGCAGAGGCAGTCGGGTATTCTTTTACAATTAATTTACCCTTAGTTTTGTTCTTGAGTCTGTTGATCTTTGTATCATATTGTTTCTTAGATAAGTCTGGTAAGTCTTTGATTGGTATGTTCAATACATTTGCATCAATACGTTCTGCAATCTTTTCTTCAGACATTTCCATGGACAAATACAATACATTCTTACCCATCATTAGGGCACTTGATGCCATATGACACATGAACATTGATTTACCAACACCTGTACCTGCTAGACAAATGTTTAGAGTTTTGTTTGGCAAACCACCCTTTGTAATTTTGTTGAAGTATTCTAGATCGAAAGGAATCTTTTCTTCTTCTCTGTTGTAAAACTCAAATCTCTCTTCAGCATCTTCGATTACATCGTGACCGATGTGAGTATCAAAGGACACTGAGAGAGCATCTTTGAGTAAGTCTGGTATTTCACCTGTTGATCTCTGAGACTTTTTATCAATGACATCGATTGAGTTCATCACTGCTATGTAAATTGCTCTATCTTTGCACCATTGTTCGGTCTCGTTGACTACCCACTCGAACGCGGACTCTTCTGCTTGGTTAGACAAATCATCTATCAACTGTTTTGATGAATCGATAACTTTATCTGACGATGAAGTTACCTTATCAAGGTTTATGAGAAGTGCTTCAGTTGTTGGATTCTTTGTGTACTGATCAAAGTACTCTTTAGTTAATGTAAAAATTAACTGTTCAGAAGAGTCGGTGAAATACTCAGACTTGAGAAATGGTATTACCTTTCTTGCGAAAGATTCATTCTGTATCAGATTCTTCAGTATTGTCTGTTCTATTCTCATTCTTATTTCCATATTTAAAGTGTGATTGTACAACTGTTTCTAGTCTTTCCATCACATCTTCAGTAAAGTATTTTTCTGGATTGTTATTAATCGTTTTACCAAATTCTGTTTTACCATTTGGGAGTTTAACTCTCGTTGATGCTTTCTCAAATATACCACTCGCAAGTGCAAGATCAAGTAACCCGTAATGTCTGTCGAGACCTTTATCATATGTCAATCTGACATCTACGATTCTGTTCTCAACTGTAAGTCTTGATTTTGCATTCTTACAATGAATGATATTACCGATAACTTCTGTACCATCTTTTTCTTTCTTCTTTGAAAGATAGACGATTGAAGATGCGGCGTATTTAAGTCCTGACCCACCACCCATTTCTTTTTGTGGGAACATGGATCCGATTACATCATACGTATGATTCGTAACAATCATAGGTACTTTAGCACGACCGAGTTTCAGTGTCAATACCCTAAATGCACCTTTTACAATTTGTGCTCTAGTCATATCTCTTGTTTCTTTACCAGCGGCAGTGTCTTCGATCTCTTTAGTAGTTGATAACATACCAAGTGAATCTAAACAAAACATCATTTGTGGTCTTTCTGACTCGTCCGTTTCTAAGTATCTATCAAGAATAGATATTGCCTGCATTCTGAATTCTTGAACTGTTACTACAGGCACAATAACAATTCTGTTTGAATCGATTCCTCTTTCTTCAATCATTTCTTTTGTGATTGCAGATTCAGATTCGAAATAGATTACTGCTGAATCAGGATTATCAGCAAGAAACTGTTTGACCATTCCTAATGCAAAGAATGTTTTACCAGTTGCTGATTCACCTGCGATTGCAGTAATTTTGTTTTTTGGAAGTCCACCGTATAGTGAACCTGATAATAAGGCGTTAAAGATATATGATCCACTATCAATAAAGGAATCAACATCTCCAGCGGCCACGCCATCTGCAACGATGTTAGCATACTCGTTGCCAGATGCTTTAACTAATTCGTCAATAAATTTCATATGCACCTCTCATAATATAGTATTCAGTATAACACTGAATTAGTTATTCGTCTAGTGATTTTTTTATATCTAATATAGAATCACATTTGGTATGTTCTTTCATCATCTCTGTTAAGATTTTTAGACTAGTTTCAATATGAACTATGTAACCAAAGATTATTATTATAGCAGTCAAGTAGAAGATATCTAAAACCGATATCATCATACCTGTAACTCTCCTTGAAGTTCTACAGTACCATTTGCAATTAGAACTTCTCTATTTGCTAGGTGTTGTTGTTCAACTAAGTCTTTATTCTCACCAGTATATGGAACTGCATGATGATCATCAATCATTCTTTGATTGACACTAAACTCATCATCTCCATTGTGAGAAAATATTTCACCAAGAATACGTCCAAACTTTCCCTTATCATGAGAAACTAATGTTAACTTTTCTGATGATGCTAACATTTCTTTTAGATGTGCCTTTGATGCTTTACCAAATTTCTTTTCTGTTAAATCTCTTGTTCGAGATTCCGGGGTATCGATACCCATCATTCTTACTCTTTGCTTTTTGTAAGTCATACCAAAACCGAGATCGATATCCACATCAACTGTATCTCCATCTACGACCTTTGCTATCGTTATATTGTATTCATACATTTTTCTTATTCTCCCAGTCTTGTATTGCTTTTCGAATGCTATCTTCTGCCAATACAGAACAATGTAATTTAATTGGTGGTAGTTGTAATGCTTCTGCGATATCTTTATCTTTGACAAGTTTTGCTTCTTCGATAGTTCTACCTTTGAGCATTTCTACAAATAGAGTTGAAGATGCGATTGCACTTCCACAACCATATGTTTTAAATTTAACATCTATAATTCTTTCGTCTTCATCTAGTTTCAATTGAAGTTTCATTACATCACCACATGCTGGTGCTCCAGTCATACCTGTTGCAACATTCGGATCATTCGGATCAAATCGTCCGACACTGAATTGTTTAGGTGAGTTAAGTACTTCTTCGAATCTCTTAACTACTTCTGGTGAGTATGGCATTTTCTAATTTCTCTATTCTTTTGCATAAGTCTTTGAACCCTTCAAAACATTCGAGACCTATAGGCGGGTGAGTATCTTTTTCAAGTTTCTCTAGTCGTTCTTTAATCTCGTTGAGTTCCCTTATATCCACACATTTATTTATGCGAAAAAGGAGTCTAGACTTGCTACTGGTTCTACATTCCAGTCTATCAATTCTACAATGTTTTTAAGAGGTTCAACAAACGATTTATTAAACTGCATATCATAATCTATAAATCTATGTAAATCAAATTCTCTTGGTAAGACATTGATAAATGATATGACATTTTCGTTTATAGGATTAGGAACTGTGAGATAAGAAAAATGTATCTTCTCACCATTCTTAATCATCTCGTATCTCATGTCTAGATTCTTAGACTTTAGCATATGATTATGTAGTAATGAACCACGAACATGAATTGGTGTACCCTTAGAATAAATGTTTGTACTATCTTTGTATTGTGCAAGACCTCTACAACCACGAGGGAATGCCACTTCTTCAGGTGGTAAGTTTCTAAATTCTTTTCGTGCATTCTCTACGAATGCCCATAAGTCTTGTTCAGTCTGAGTCATAACAACATTCAATGCTTCAGTAAGTTTTGTTCTGACCCATTGTGGTGTTGAAGACTTTGCTGTTTCGATACCCATCATCTTGAGTTTAGGTTTAGCAAGTCGAACACCTTCGTTATCATGTACGTTTAGAATATATCGTTTCTTTGCAGTCCAGATACCACGATCAGCAATTACTTCTCTACCCATTTCCATTTTTTGCTGGAAGGCGTTAGTGTATTCTGCCAGATCTTTGAAACCTTTAGCAAGGACATCTTCTATTTGTCCTTCTGCTTTAGATAAGAAGTCTATCACTTTATCTTTTGGAGCATCAGGCATAATCTGTTGAACTAGTTTATCCATTGTAATGTAAACTGAGTCTGTGTCCATTGCAATTACATAATCTTCATCGTCTGTTTTCAGGACAGTGTTGAGATAATCATTGATTGTTTTCTCTGCCCACTTGATGATCATCTGACCAGACATTGTAATTGCTTCTGCTAGATCAATAGAAAAGAATGCAAAGTATTGATTCGCCATTGCACCATAGGCTGAGTTCAGTGCAATCTTTCTGACTTGTTGATTGTTGTATGCCCTTTTAATTAATGTATCGAGTTCTT